CTTTTATACGTGTTAACCACGCAACCAAAGTCTTACTCTTAAGGTTTAAAACCGAAAGAGAGAGGACTTGATACCATTGTCAAAAATGATGGTATCCTTAGGTTACCCCAAAAGGGTAACCCGTGCGCGCGTCTTACGACGCAACGTGTACAGCCCGCTGGTCTTAGAACCAGACAGGACTGCCGCCGCTTCAAGCAGGTCCATTCTCTCACAATATCGAACTCGTGAAGATATGGGTCGTTCGAGGTATTCGAACGATCTCCATCTCCAACTGTCGTGATTGTATCGAGAATGGGGGCTCGTCATCAACTCATCGATTTCGACTTGGAAAGCTGAATCCCAATTTCTTGGGCTTAGGCTGACAAGACGAATATCTTCGGGGACGGCGTTCTTAAGTAACTCAAGAACGTCGGGACCGAACAATTTCAACCATAAAGGTTTACTTTTGATGATGTTGTGAAGCTGTACTATGCTCTTGAAAGAATCTAAAGCATAGTCCAGTACGACGGGACGAACGTCTACACCCAAATACCAATCCGCTCCACATGATTCCCGGAAGGGACCTTCACCGAAGGTCTTCTTGCGATTGAGTGTGAAACCACAAGCCTCTAGGCTTTTGGCAACACCCTCAAACATGTGGGATTTCACAATGATATCATCACCATAGACTAGGAAGTCTCGGGTGGCGACAGCATCGTGAAACGTAGCTTTGATTATTGAAGCAAATATCAAAGTTTCAAGCGGAAAGGTAAAGCCGTTTCCCATGCTGCTGAACTTCTCGTAGCGTTTGCTCTCCAAGGTTTTAGCCTTACGGCAATCCTTTGATGGCAAAACGTATGAGGGGCTCCGAATGGAATTCAGAAATGAAAACCAAGCAGGTGGGAGGATCTTTCGAACTACTTCAATACTTATAGTATCCGAAGCAGCTGAGAGATCCATTGTGGCAAGGAGCCGGTCATAGAACCAACGCGTGCAAAGATTTGATTCAAACTTTGATCGCGTATATCTAGACCGTGCCTCTTAAGACGTGGTTTCATAAAGGCATCAACACCTTTCTGAATAAACGTATTAGCCAACGGCTCGACTCCAATTGTCCTATCGGTCAATGAAGTCTTTGGTACGCTTGTGACCTTATTGTACTCTACAGTCTTCATCCGCTGCAATGTCTGAATTACAAAGTAATTCTGATCATAGCATATGATACGCCCTGAACTTGACCGAGCATTATACT